CTCGCCGCTCCGGAACGCTCCCGATCGCGGCGCCGCACCGGAGGCGGTGCAGGGCGGACCTGACGGCGCTGGCTTGACCTATGCGGAGCGGAGGTATCGCGCGGTGTTTTCGTCGGCGCGCGGGCTTCCGTTTCCATGTCCCGGCTGTGGCAAGTGGCATACGGGCGCGATCTGTCCGGAGGTGCAGGCATGACGGTTACAAGGGCAGATATCGACCGGTTCGAGGCGAGTATGCTGTGGGGTTTCGAAGTGTCGATCTTGCAGGCGTGCGGCGATGCTCCGGTGCGGTTGCAAGAGCTGGAGGCGGAGATTCTGGCGGAGTTCGTGGGCGAGACGCGCGCGAGTTTCCTCGCTGCCGTTGTCGGCCTGGTGCGGGCGGAGCTCGCGGAGCTTGGCGATGGCCTGACGCTCGGAACAACGCGGCGCGGGCATGAGCTCCTGGAGCTGGCGAAGGCGTGCTGATGGCGGCGTGAGCTCCTGGAGCTCGCGCGCCAGCTCGGGCGCGGGCTGGAGCTGACGAGCTGAGAACATCGTGGTTTCATATACATGAGGGAAAATCGCGGTTACGATCTGATCCCGTTGCGCAACCGGAGCGGGAAAAGGTGCACCATTGCCAAGGGCGAAACTATCGAAACAGGAGCGCGGGCGGCTGCAGATCGAGGCGGGCGGCGTGACGGCGGATGAGGTTTTCACCTATCTGTCGGAGCGGTTCCGCAAGGCGCGGAAGCATGACGAGCGAACGGCGATCGCGCTGCAGCTCCTCCCGTTCGTCAAGCCGAAGCTGAAATCCGTGGACGTGAACCAGGTCGCGAACGTGCGCGTTCGCGTGACGATCGGCGGCGACGATGGCTGACGGCGCAAGATACGGCGCTGCGCTGGAGGCGGCCAGGCAGGCGCGCGCGCTGGCGCGATGGCTGGAGGACCAGGCGCCGATCAATTTCGCGGAAGATCGGACGCAGGCGGCGATACGTGCGGAGATCGCGGTGCGGATCGGCGCGGCGGATCGGGTGACGCAAGCATGGCGCCGGGCCTATCTCGCGGTGCGGATCAAGCCGGCGAACGACGGTGGCGCCGATGGCTGAAATTGACGTGGACGTGCAGATCAATTTCCGGCGCCATCAGCTCCTGGCGCACCGGCAGGAGAAACGGTTTCAGGTCAATGTGTGGCACCGGCGCGCCGGCAAGACGTTCTATGTGATCGCGAAGAAACTGCTACGCGCTCTCGATCCGGCGCGTCCGGAGTGGCGGGCTTATTACATCGCGCCATCGTACAAACAGGCGAAAGCGATCTCCTGGGATTACCTGAAACAGTTCACGCGCGAGCTTCCGCTGACGCGGATCAATGAGGCGGAGCTCCGGATCGACCTGGTGAACGGTTCGCGGGTTCAGCTCCTGGGCGCCGAACAATACGACACTTTGCGCGGGCGATATGCCGATGATGTGACTTTGGACGAAACGGCGATGATACCGAGTTCGGCCTGGTCAACCGTGATCTCGCCAATGCTGGCGGATCGGAACGGGCGCGCCAGCTTCATTGGGACGCCCATGGGGCGGATGAATTTGTTTTTCGACCTGTGGCGGGACGCGGAAGGCCAGGAGGAATGGGGCCGATCGCTCCTGACCTGGCGGGACACGGGCGCGATCCCGGAGCGCGAGATCGACCGGATGCGCCGCACGATGCGACCGGAGGAGTTCGAGCAGGAGCTGGAATGCAGTTGGAATGCGGCGATCCGGGGCTCGTACTATGCGCGCGAGCTCGGCAAGGCGGAGGCGGAGGGGCGGATCACGACGCTCCGGCATGAGCGCAATCTTCCTGTCATCTGCGCGCTCGATCTCGGATGGTCGGACGCAATGGTCGCGACGTTCGTGCAGCATGCGGGCTCGGAGCATCGTTTCCTGATGGCCAAGGCGTATGAGCATACCGCGATCGGGGACATGGTGCAGGACTGGCGATCGCTACCTTTCCCGGTTGAATGGGTTGTGCTTCCGCACGATGCGCGCGTCTCGGAGCTGGGAACCGGCATGACGCGCCAGGAGGTATTCCATCAGCTCGGATGCAAGACAGTGATTGCGCCCAATCAGCGGGTGCATGAGGGGATCGCGGCGGTGCGGGACATGCTCGCCCACGCCTGGTTTGACCGGGAGGGGTGCCGGACGCTGATTGAGGCGCTGCTGGCCTATCGCTCGGAATTCGATGAGGTGCGCAATGTGCACCGGGCAACACCGGTGCACGATTGGTCGAGCCATTGGGCGGACAGCGTGCGATATTACGCGCTCGGGCGCCCGAACGTCTCGGGATGGGGCGAGCGGGCAGAATTCAGGGGAGGGGTCTATGCGTGAACCAGGGCGGATGAGCGAGGCGCGCAAGCGCAAGCTCGGGCGGATATGCCAGGCGGAGCTGGCGCGGGCGGAGGGCGGCGGCAATGACGAGCTGCAGGCGAACCGGACGCTGGCAATGAAATACTATCGCTGCGAGCCGCGCGGCGATGAGCTGGAGGGTCGGAGCCGCGTGATCTCGTCGGATGTGAACGACATGGTGAACCATACGCTCTCGATGCTGGTTCCGATGCTTTCGACGGATTGCGTGGTGGAGTTCGAGCCGCGCGATGAGGCGGACGAGCAAGCCGCGAAGGCAGAGAGCGATGCGGTCAATCAGGTGGTGATCGAGGATAACCAGGGGTTTGTGCGAATTCAGGAGGCGGTGAAGGATGCGCTTTTGATGCGCAACGGTTGCCTCAGGATCGTGACGGCGGATCGCGAGACGGTCGAGGCGGTGGATCTGAGCGGCGCCGATCCGCTCGAGATCGCCGCGTTTGCGGATCAGCTCGGGCCCGAGGCGGAGCTGGAGGATCAGGGCGACGGGCGGTTTCACGTGAAACAGGTTCGCACGGCGTTCGAGATCTCGGCGGTTCCGATCGAGAACATCAGTTACCAGGCGGGCTTTTCGGGTCCGCTGGAGAAAATCCGGTTCTTCGCGGAGCGGCTGGAGCTGACGCGCTCCGACCTGGTCGAAATGGGGATTTCGCGATCGGTTGTCGATCGGCTTCCGTCGCGGACGGATGCGTTGAGCGCGACAGCGCGTGCGCGCAACGTGGCGATTTCCGAGGCGGATGATGCCGAGACGCGGGACCAGGACCAGATTGACTGCCATCAGTGCTATGTGCGGGTCGATCTCGACGGCGACGGGATTTCGGAGCGGTACCGGGTGCTGGTCGCGGGTGATGGGCAATGCCTGGAGTATGAGCTGGCGGATCTGATCCCGTACGCGCTCGGATCGCCGTTCGTCACGCCGCACCGGCTGACCGGTGAAAGCCTGTTCGATCACCTGAAACAAACGCAGGACGTGAAAACCGCGTACCAGCGCCAGCTTATCGACAACGTGACCACGATCAACAACGGGCGCGTTGCCTTCGATCCGGCGCGGGTGTCGGAGGACGATGTGATGAACCCGCGAGCGGGCGGCGGGATCCGGGCGCGGGACATGAGCGCGATCATGGCGCTACCGGTTTCGGACGTGACGAGCGGCATCCTGACGGCGCTGGGATATGAGGATCAGCGGCGGAGCGAACGCGGCGGTGCGAGCCTGGATCTCAATGCGGCGGACGCTCAGCTGGTCGGAGAGACGGCGCACGGGATCGAGCGGCAATATGCGAGCCGGGAGGCGCTGGCGGCGATGATGGGGCGGAACCTGGCGGAGACGCTGATCCGGCGCATCTATCTCCTGACGCATGAATTCATGCGGCGGTATGCGACAGAATTTGTCACGGTCAGGATCAACGGCCAGGCGCAACAGATAGACCCGCGAACATGGCCGCAACGCAACCGGGTAAACGTCAAGGTCGGGATGAGCCCCGGGGAACGCGGGCACCTGCAGGCGGTGCTCGGCCAGCATATCCAGCTGCAGGCGCAGGCGCTGGCGGCGGGCGCGAACGGCGTTCTGGCATCTTCCGAGACGGTTTACCGTACCACGATGGACTGGCTCCGCATGGCGGGCGTGGACAATCCGGAGCGGCTGGTGGTCGATCCTGCAAGCCCATCGGCGCAGGAAGCGGCGCAGGCGCAGGCGCAACAGGGTCAGGCGCAACAGGAGCAACAGATGGCGATGCTGGATCGCCAGCTCCGGATTGAGGAAACCAAGCTCCGGATCGACCTGCAGAAACATCATGGTGAGCTCCGGCACAAGTATTACGACACGGACGCGGAGGTGGCCGTGGCGGAGGCGCGGATCGCGGGACAGGGCGCCATCGACCTGGAAAAGCAACGCATTGCAAATGAGGTGCAACGTGAAACAGGCAGATCGGGAGGCGCTGGTGAAGGCGCTTCCGGCAATCGAGGAGCTGGCGGCGGAACATGAGCGAGCAACCTTTGAAAAATGGGCGGCAGGAGCGGACGGAAACGATGCGCGATCCCGGCTCAATGGCGTCCGGGATTTCCTCCAGCTCGCAAGAAACGCGGGACGGGCAGGCGGCGGCGGGCGCGGCGCCGGTAGAGCAAAGGCGGAAACCTCAGAGTGATGCGGAGCGTGCGGCGCTGGTGGCGGCGCTGCTGCGGGGCGACAAGGCGAGCCAGGCGCCAGCTGAGGAGGGCGATCCGGCGCCGGATGAGGCGGAGCGCGATGATCCCGGACGGGTTGAGCGCGAACATGCCGCCAGCGCCACGGAGCGAGCTCAGGAGGGCGATGGAGGCGAACCGGAGGCGAGTGCACCGGCGACGGCGCCCGCCTCCCTGGCGGACGCTGCGGAGCGGCTGGGAATTCCCATAGAAAAGCTGTACGATGTGGAGATTGGCACCGGAGACGGTGAAACGGTTCGCCTGGGTCAGCTGAAAGATCTGTGGCAGGACCGGGAGCGAGCGAGAGCGGAGATCGCGGAGAAATCGCTCGAAATCGACGCGCGGGAGACTGCGATTGTAGCTGACCAGCGGTTGTGGTCGGAGCTGGGTGAGGACCTGGCGCGGACGTTGCCGCCGCATCGTATGCGGGAGCTGCAGGACCGTTTGCAGGATCGCCAGGAGCGAGAGCATGGTGCGCTCATGCGTGCGATGCCGGAGCTCAGGGATCAGGCGAAGTTCGACGGCTTCCGGAGCGATATGGTGGAGCTTCTCGGAAGGTACGGGTTCAAGCCGCATGAGATGGTGATGGGCGATCATCGCCAGCTGCTGATCCTGAGGGACCTGAAACGGGCGCGCGACAAGCTCGCGGAGCTCGCGAAGTACCAGCCGAAACGGGACGCTCCTGGGACCAGGGCGGGCAAGGGACGCGGACAGGGACAGAGCTCGGACACGGACCGGATGGTCGCGCGGGCGAAATCGAGCCGGAACGATGCTGACAAGGTGCGCGGCGTCTCGGCGCTTCTGAACAGGTGACAGGGCCATGAGCTCAGCTAATCTCGACAGTACCGATCTTGTATCGGTCGATCATCAGGGTCTCATCAATGAAGATGTGATGAACCAGATCTGGGATATCTCGAAGATCCCGCTTCCGCTTACCGATCTCATAGGCTCCGGATCGGTCGGCAATGAATACGCGAGCTGGGTCACGGATCGGCTCGGTGATCCGGAGCTCGGCGGGTTCGCGGTTGACGGCGCCGACAGTGACCAGGACGACAGCGCGACGGGCGCCCGGATCGGCAATCATTGCGGCATCCTCACGAAAGAGGTCAGGGTTTCGACCAGGGCGCGCGAGAGCGACACGATCGGGCATTCCGACGAGCTCTCCTACCAGGTGATGATGCGCCAGCGCGAGCTCCGGAGGAACGTGGAGGCGAACGCGCTTCACATTCAGGGCTCGACCGAAAGCAACGCGAACGCGGGAACGCCTGGCGTACCGGCTGGCCTGGTGGCGATGTGCACCAAATTCGACAACGGCTCCGGGGGCTCCGGTGGCGCGTTCTCCGCCGGTGCCTGGTCTGCCTGGACGCCTGGAACGACGACGCCTGTCACGGAAACCATGCTGCGGGACGCGGCCCAGGCGGCGTGGGAGGACGGCGCCGATCCTTCGGTCATCATGTCCGTTCCTTCGATGATCCGGCGGATTTCCGAGTACATGTTCACGAGCTCCTCCCGCATCGCAACGCTGACGGGCGAGACGCGGAACCAGGGACCGGCGACGGCGATGGGCGCGGTCAATGCGTTTCTTACCGATTTCGGGCTGACGCTCGATTTCGTGCCGAACCGCATCCAACGGCCCTATGTGGACGTTGCGGCGGGCGGCGCGAACGCTTGCGCGATCTTCATCCTCGATCCGTCCTATGCGCAGCTCGCGTATCTGCATGGCTACCGGGTGGAGCCGCTGGCGAAAACCGGTCTGAGCGACAAGCGGCTGATGGCGGTGGACTGGACGCTGAAGGTACTGGAGCCGAACGCGCACCGGGTGATCCCGGATTGCAGTTTCGCAGCGGCGGTCACGCAAGCCTGACGCCTGTGGACGGCGACAAGAGAAACCCGATGCTGGCCTGCCCGGCAGTATCGCGGCGGGGAGGCGGGCGCTCTGCGTCCGCCTCTGCCTTCAATGAGGGCATATCGGTCCCGCCTGACGCCTGGGCGCGGGAGGTTGCGGGAAATCCGGCGCTGGGGTCGAAGGATCGCCGCGAGCGATCCGAGGCGATGCGCAAATCCATCCTGGGCGGAAGTCTGGCGAAATATCGGGGGCGCTGACACATGGTAGGAAAGTTGCAGATCACAACCGAACCCGTTGACGGGACGCCGAGTGATGGCGGCTTCTTCCCGAAGCTGGCGAAGGCACGTTGCGAGGGGTTTGAAGGTCGCTTCGATGCGTCGGCTTCGGGTGATGTCACGTTGTTCAACGCTGCGTTGGCTGGTCTCGCAAGTACAAAACAGGAATGTCCGTCCTGTGCAGGACCGCAGGGCGATCTGGGCGATGATCCGGGCGATGACCCGGGCGAGCTTGGGTGCACGCCTGTCGGCGCGAAATAACGGGGGCTCCGATGTTCGTGCCGATCAAGCAACGCGCGGTGACTGCAGTAAGGCGCCGGGGCGGCGTGATCGTTCCGAACCGGATTGCGGCGGAGCTGCCGCCAGAGGGTCCCGACCTGGCGAATTGGCAGATCGTCGGCGGTACGGGCGAAATCTCCTACAATCCGACCGGCGGGCGGTTCCTGTCGGTTGCTGACGATGACAGCGGTTCGCACGCGCCATTCCCGATCGACGAGCGTTGCCTGTGGTTCGCGCACGATGGGAGCGGATCCTCGTTCCTGCCGGCGCGCGTCTGGGATACGGTGCCGGGGACGGCGTATGAGGTGACGTTCGACCTGTCGTTTCAGTCGGTGAACGACCGGCTGACCATCCGCTATATCGACGCCTTGGGCGGGATCGTCACGCCGACCGGATCGACCACAACGCCGCTCACAAGTCCGACCATCATCACGCATCAATTCACGGCTCCGGCGGACGTGGACCGGGGCGCGGCGATGGCGCTCCGGCTGAATGCCTTCGACGTGAATGGTGTGGCGCAATACTGGTTTACCGATCCGGTGCTGACTGCATCGCCTCCAGCGCTGGTGCAGGCGATGCTGGTGGAGGCGCGCGGCGGAACGGAAGCGGGTTATCTGGTCAATGAATACGGGCAGGTCCGCTATCCCGTGCTCAATGGCGCGTTTCTTGAGAGCTTCGTGAGTGCGCAAAATCGCCTGGTCGTTCGGTTCGAGGGCGGAGCTCCGGCGCTGGGGGCACGGCTCCGGGCGAATTTCACGGCGAACGACAAGGACTATTCCGTCAGGTGCAACCGTGACCAGGGCGACGGGCGGTATCTGTCGGACGCGGAGCCGGGCATGACTTCGGACCTGGTGCGGGACGCTGGGCAGATCATCAGGTATGACCTGGTACCGGAATGAGC